CGTAGTCCAGGGCCTCGAAGTAGCCCCACTTGTCGCCGACCTGGGGGCTGAAGACGGTGTAGAACACGCCCGGGATGCCGTCGGAGTCGATTTCTTTCTGGTAGGCGTAGACCACCTCGATCAGGTTCTCGCGGTCGAGGATACTGTTTTCAGCCAGGCCGACGGCGGCGTAGGTGTAGGCCGAGTAGTCGCTGAAGCGGCCCATCGTGTTGATGGCCTCCTGGGCCCACTCGGCGTCCCACTCCTCGGTCTCGACCTTGTTCAGGAGCTGGGCCTCTGTCATGTAGAACCGGCGGAAGACCACCCGGGCGGACTGGATGTCGGTGGTTTCGGGCGGGAAGACCAGCTCGTCGTAGGGGGCCAGGGCTGCCACCATGGGCTTGTTGGTGACCATCGTGGGGATGGGAAACTCGCACTCGCCTTCGGTGCGCAGGTCGCGGATGGCCTTGAGGGCCCGGCGCTTACGCAGGTTGGGGAATGCCGAGAGGAGGAGCTCCGCGGATTGGTCGTCGGCCTCGGGGTTGGCGATGAGGTTGGGCAGGTCGGCCAGGATGGAGTCCGCGGGCGACTGCGCGGCCAGGGCCATGATCTGGTCCATGGTCAGGTACTGCTCGCGCTGCCCCATCTCCTGCTGCCAGGTGACGTGCACGCCGGCCCAGCCGTAGGTCCAGAGGTACTGGGAGAGCAGTTCAACCTCACGGGTGAGGTCATTGTACATCTTCGCGTTGACCGTCCAGTCCATCAGGTTGTGCGCGGTGACGGCCTGGTCGAGCTGGCTGATGTTGGTGGGCGATACGCGGAGCATTGAGCGCCAGAAGGAGGTCGAGCAGAGGTCCACGAGGCCGTTGATCACCTCGTCGGCCAGCGGGATGCGGGTATCGGATGCCCCGTCCCAGGGGAAGGCCGGCTTGTTGCGGTTGGCATCATTCCACTTCTTGCCGTCGTCGGTCTGCCCAGGCCAGCGGCAGTAGCGCACATTCTCGGCATTCTCGACCCGGGCGAAGACGCCGTAGTCGGTGGCCGAGCGCCGCAGCTCCTCGGTCAGTGCGCTGACATTGGGCTCGTCGCCGACCCGTGCCATCACGTCGGTTGCCTGCTTGTAGGAATCTCCTTGCATAGTGAAATGGTTTAGTATCCGCCGCCGCCGCGACAATCAAAGCCCCCGCGGCCTACGAACGCAAGACCGGAGACCAAAAGCATCCCCAGGCAGTCGATGGGATCCTTGGTGCAGCCCTTCTGCCCGTCGCGGCCGGTGTGCTCGGAGAGTGCGTAGGTAAGGTTGGCGCAGTTGTCGGTGATGTAGAGCGAGGGCTCGTTGAGCGGGGTGAGCGGTTGGGTGGCGTCGTAGGAGAGGAGGCTGTTGATGGCACTGGTGCGCTGGTCGACGGGCACGCCGGGTGCCGGAATGAATGCCATGGGCTCGTCGAGGGGGTTGTCGGACTCGGCCAGGAGGTCGATCAGGGTCGTGCCGCCGGCCTCGGAGAGTGCGGGGGAACCGCCAGCCTTGGGGTCGATCAGGCGCATCACGGGCTCGCCGTAGCCGAGGTCGGATTCGATCTGGCGGAAGAGGGTGCGGTACTCGGAGATGGAACGGCCAGCGTCGAGAGTTTGCGCGGGGCCGAGCTTGCCGTCGGGCTTTTCGCTGGGCAGGGCCCACTCGCCGTAGTTGCTGAAGTCCGGGAACTCGCGGACCACGATGCGCTTGCCGTCCTCGTAGACCAAGAGCCACAGGCAGAACCAATTCCGGGCGCCTGCGGGATCGCAGACCATGTACAGGGTGCCGCCCGGGGGCACCTTGGATGATGGGATGCAGTGGATATCGGGTCTGAAACGGGCGAAGGCCTTGCCGATGTTGTCCGAGGCCCAGCCGTAGGCCCGGGTTAGGATCTGGCCCATGGGCGAGGTGACGAGTTTGGACTTCATCTCGTCGAATGGGTTGTAGGGATTGTCCTCCGAGAAGAAGAACACGGTGCGCCGGTTGGTCTGGGGCTGCACCATGGTGCGGGCTGCCTTGCCGAGGGGCCAGGTGGGCAGCGCTTGCTTGCCCTTGATGAGCTCGGCGTCGTGGAAAGCGGAGATTGAGGAGCCGGCGGTGAACTCCTTGTAGACCGATGCTACGCCTTCGAGGGGTGTCTGGGTCACGAGGAGTTTGCCGCGGCGGGTGATTAGGCGGTAGCGCAGTGTGTCCACCCAGGACTGAGGGACGAGCTCGTCGCACCAGATCAGGTCGGCCTCGCGGCCTTCGATGGTGTTCTCCGATTGGGTGTAGTTCAGGAAGTCACAGCGTGATCCGTTGGGCAGGATGAATGAGCCGTCGGTGAAGCCGTTCTTGCGGCTGTAGTTCAGGTAGTGAATACGGCCCTTCTTGGTGGCCCGGAGGGCTACAGGGAGGTAGTTGTAGATGGCGGGCTGTTGGACTGTGACCGAGGTGGCGTGGCTTGTGTGGCAGCAGAGGACAGATGCGTTTTCCTTCTCAAGGAGGGTTTGCACCACGCGGCGTGCGGCCCAGAGTGTTTTACCGGCGCGGTTGCCGCCGGAGATGAGGAGCTCCTGGGTGGCCTGGAACTCGGTGTTGGCGATCTCCCAGTGGTCCGGGATGAAGCCGTAGGTGTACGGGTCGGCCTTTTCGAGAAGGACAAGCTGGGTGCGCTTCTGCTTCAGCTCGAGGGCGCGGGGGTGCGAGGCGTCTACCCGGGGGATGACGGGGTGTAGGGGTTGCTCGTTCCACCAAATGGTGTTGCAGGCCTCGGTGCAGAAGCGCTTCTGATGGGGGCCGGTGCGCTGCTTGATGATCTCGAAGGGCTTGGAGCAGGTGAGGCAGAGTGGTTGGCTCATTTATCAATATTTTTCGTTTTGGGGAACCCGTCGACTTTTACCGTCGCCGCGGAATGCCCGACCCCCTCCCCCCGGGGCCCGGCCGGCCTGGTGTCTGCCTTGTGTAACGGGGTAGGACATTGGGTCTGCAGATGGGTGCTGACGTGCGTTTCGATCAATGTTTGCAGGGGTTTGCTGCGTGTTTGAGCGTCGAAGTGAATATAACTGCTATTGTAGGCATGAGTGCCCGAAACAGGCCTAAATGCGTGGTTTTCGGTGGTGCTGCCGCGGTAGGGGTAGGACATTTTGGGCCACTACCTAAACCAGGTCGGGCGTCTGCTCGTCGTTCACGGGGGTCACATCACGCTCTTTCAGGTCCTTCATCAGGTCGCGGTGGCTCACAGAGGCCGTCATGGCGAGGTGGATGCTGGTGGGTTGCCCCTTAATTACAGCAAGTTTGTCGGTCAGCACGGCCACCGCTACGGGCAACCCACGATCATCTATCAAGTTAATAGAGGATTCGGCCAGTCGCTTGGTACCCTTCCAGATCGCAACCTCCAGAAAACCCGTCACATCCTTGCGCCAGTCCTCCTCGTTTTCAGGGTAATCGGATGGGACCTTAACGCCTCGGATCAGCTTAAACGCAGTCGTAGGGCTTAGTCCGGTGTCTTCCGCTATCTTCTCAAGCGACTTGTTCTCCAGGATACCAGCGACGACAGCGTCCGCTTTCTCCTGAGTCAGCTTGTTGTTGAAGTGTTGATTGGGGTGATGGCTTTTGACGTACCCGAGCTCTTTGACTGCGTTGAATACCTTCTCTTGCGTTGCCTGAGGGATCTCGGTGTTACCTGCCAGCACTCGTTGGGTGTACAGGTAATTGACTCCGGCTGCCTTGGCGACGTCCTCAATGCTCGGTTTCTTGTCCTTCTTACCCGGCATAAGGCGCAAAGGAGAAGGGGAACTCTCCCCAGTGGTTGAGCTGCTTCTTGGGCTTCATGGAGTAGTGCTTCACTCCGGCCAGGGTCATCCTGACAGCAGCGGCGTAATCCTCACTGAGGTACTCGAGTTTACCGGGCATGGATTCCATGGCCAGTGGCATCCACAGGGTCGGGAAGCGCTCGACGCGCACATCCTCGCACCAGTCGATCCTGTATGGGTTCTGCACTCCTGACCCTTCCAGCGCTTCAAGCGTCGCCAGAAGGCATTTACGGGGGATTGCGAGGCATCCCGATGCGAACATGGTGATGGGCACCAGCTCAGAGGCGCACTCAGCGTCATTCACCTGGTGCTTCAGTGCCTGCAAGTGCTCCACCTTCGGGCGTAGGGCCGGCCTGGCGGGCAGTGAGCGGCAGGAGTAGGGGATGCAGACGGTTGCCTGGTGTTCATGGGCCAGCTCGGCCATGCGGACCACATCGGCTGCAGCGAACTCAATGTCGTGGTCCAGTTGGATCCACACATCCTTGCCCGAGTCGAGGAACCACTTGGTCGCACGGCACCGGGAGCGGCTGATCAGTGCATCCTCTCGAATGGTTCGCAGATCGGTCTGCCTGTCTGAGCGGGCGAACGTGGCCGTCAGATCGACCCAGGACATCATGCACGCAGCACTGATGCCACCGTAGGCGTACAGCGAGACATGGATGGAAGGCCTGGTGCCTGCCTGGGTTATGCCTTGCACCTTGCTGGTCGGCTGCGGTGCGTAAATGAATGGATCTTCCATCTGTGGGGATTCTGCCTTGTTTGCGGTCATGGTTCAATGTCCTTCCGTTGGCTTGCGAGGTAGAGCTCATGGCCCTTGGTGATGAGGTAGACCACGCTGCCTCGGGGCACCTGGCAGGCCGTGGCCACGTCGTTCAGTGACAGCCCACGGTCCCGCAGGTCGTAGGCCTTGCGAGCCAGGTCGGGTGTGTGGCGTTGCTCGGTGACTTCGGGCTCATCCTGCATCACCGGGTCCGGCGTGCCGTCTGCCTTGAACGCCATGTCCTTGGGATACGATAGCCAGCCACGCTGCACGCCTATCTTCACAAGATACGGTGCCTCTGATAATAGTTTCGTTGTGTTTGTTACTGTCATAACAGTGAGATGTCTAATGGTGTTGCGGGCAAGTGCTGCCTCCCTTTGCCGCTTTTGTCTCCTATAAGCTGAAATATGCGTTGTCTATGTGCCTTGCCACTGGCGCCGGGGTGGATAACGCAACCAAACCTCCCGTCTGCCTGGACAACGAGGTGATTGCGCTGCTTGTCCCCACCTACCTCGGCACAGGCTGGGCATTGCCCGACCATTTTCG